AAGATTTATTTTCCATATACGAAGCGGAGTTCCTTGCTCCACTTTTCGACCATTTTGGCTTCGTGACCGTTAGGCTTCTTGATGGCAACGGGAAGCCATTTGTTGATCATGCGCTTGAGCTTGCGCTCTCTCAACCACTCGCCCAAGTGAATGCCGATAGCAAAAGGAAAAGTGATGATGATGATGGCCTTGTTGATGAGGTTCTGGTTTTTGAAGTTCATGGTGTTAGCTTAGTGTTTTTGGGTTAGTTGTAAAGATTTATTTTGATTTTTTAAAGACTACCTTGCCAGCTTCTGCGGTGGCGGCCCAGTCGATAGGGTTTGCCTCGCGCTTCTCTTGGCACTCGTCGTTCCACTTGGCTTGACTGGCTCTTGCGGATTGAAGTCTCTTGTAGTAGTTGCTTGTCTTGGTTGCTTTCATGGTGGAAGTATACTTGATTTTTTGGGGGTTCGTAAAGAAAAAAAGAATTTATTTTTTTTCATTAGTAAATGCTGGCTCTTAGCTTAATGACTGGCACCAACTCTTTGGCTGGTGTTTGGTTTTGCGTGTGTTGCTCAAGTGCGCTTTGAGCTTCTTCCACCCACCTTGCAACAGGCAGGTGAGTCATGGCTGATACCATTACTGAGTCAGCGTTTAATGTACCGTGTGCATTTGTGAAGTAAAAGCAACCGCTGCCGTTACCGCCTTCTATCTCAAGCCCAAGGTGGGAAATTGCTTTGTTAATTCTTGCTCTCATATCTGGATAGAGCATGAAGCAACGAGCCCACAATTAAAAGCTTTTTTTTGCATAAAATGCATTTTTATTTAGGGGAGGGGTTTTTTGAAAGTTTTTGACTTTTGCACTTGACACACAAAGCGCGGGGGGTGGTGAACACTATAAGTAAACTTTTTTTATAACTAATGGGGGATGCGCCATATAATAAAATATAGCTACATGTTTAAAAGCGTGTAATAAATAAAAACAAATGGCAAAAGAAAACAGCTTATTGTTGGGTCATATAGAATTAACTCCTAAGCAAAAGGAATTTTATGATATAATGACGGATGAGAAAACGCGGATTGTGTTTTTGGGAGGGCCAGCGGGAACAGCGAAGACGTTTCTTTCTGTTTATTCTGCTTTGGATTTATATAATAATGACAAAAACTTAAAAATATTGTATTTACGTAGTGTTGTGGAGAGTGCGGATAGGGGGATAGGTTTTCTGAAAGGAGATATGGATGATAAGTTTGGGCCATATATGGCACCGCTTTTAGATAAGATTGATGAGTTATTGAATAAGCCAGAGAAAGAGCAATTAAAAAACAAAAGGGTACTGGAAGCAGAGCCGATTAACTTTTTGCGCGGATGTACATGGAGGGATAAGGTAGTTATTGTTGATGAGGCTCAGAATATGAGTGTGCGTGAATTGACTACTGTTTTGACTAGGATAGGTCGTGGTGCGAAGTTATTTATATGTGGAGATAGTTTGCAGAGTGACATTAGGAGTAGTGGTTTTGATAAGTTGAAGAATTTATTTAAAGATAGTGTTAGTTCCAAAAAAGGGGTGTATAGTGTAGAATTTGGTAAAGAAGATGTGATAAGAGATAAAATTATCAGTTATCTTGTAGAAAAAATTGAATTATTAGCCCCAAAACAATAAAATTTGATATGAATAAAGTTTTCTGTTCTTCCTGCGGCCACAAAAATGTGTATGAAGTGGTCAAACCAAAATTTTGTGCGGCGTGTGGCACTCAAATTGGAGTTGTTGCGGCTACTCCAGCGAAAAGAGAAGTGGTAGCAGAGATTGAATATGAAGAAGAGACTCCTCGCTCTTTTGATTTACGGAGATTAAAAAACGATATTGTGGCTGAAGCTAATACAAACAAAACAACATTAACAGACTTATGGAAATCTGCTACTCCTGAAGATGCTAGCAGGGGGAATTTTTCTAGGCCAGCGCCCAACTTACCTGATGGTGAGGCAATGATTAAACAAAGCCAAGCAGATTGTGCATCTTCTAGAGTTCAAGATATTGATGGATAAAAGGTATGAAGACCTTGTTCCAGAAATTGAAGAGCTTTTAAATAGATATAGATCTAAGTGGCAACTTAACTCCATAGCTTGGTTGGATTATGATGATGTTTGTCAGATAATCCGCACTCATATCTATAAAAAGTGGCATTTGTGGGATCAGAAGAGAGCATTTAAGCCTTGGGCTTCTATGTTGATTAGTAATCAGATAAAGAATCTGATAAGGAATCACTATGGAAACTTTGCAAAGCCGTGTTTGCGGTGTTCCTTTTATTTGGGGGGAGATGAGTGTGGTTTTACAAAGAGTAGAGAGCAGGATGAAGAGTGTGAGGATTTTGCTAAATGGAAGAATAAAAAACAAAATGCTTTCAACTTAAAAATGCCAGTATCTTTGGATTCATTAATATCTGTTAAAGATAGAATAAATGAAGATGAGTTAGACTATGATAAGAAAGTGGGCAAGATACATGATTTAGTAATGGATCAATTAAATGAAAAGCACAAAGAAATATATAAGCTTTTGTTTATAGACCATGAAGATGAAGTGAAGGTGGCTAAGAAGTTTGGATTTAAGAGAGATACAAGTAAAAGAAAAACACCTAGATACAAACAAATAAACAATCTCAAGAAGAAGTTTTATAATATAGCAATAAAGGTGATAAAAGAGGAGGATTTATAATGATATACGATTTAACAGAGGAGCAGAAAGAGGAGATTTTAAAGTTATTTAAAAAGAACCCAGATTTAATGTTTATAACCCGCAAAATATTTAATGATGAGACTATTGATGGGAGGTCTAAACAGGGTAGGGCAGTAAGGAAGTTCTTAGCTGAACAAGATAAAAAAGCAAAAACAACCCTTGCCCCCAAAGTAGAGCAAATTCATTTAACAAAAGAACAAAAAGAGTTCTTGATGACTGACAATATTGAGGTTGGCATGAATGCGCTAGAAATAGCCCGACTCACTTTTAAAGATCGTGATGTCCAGCCATTAAGCATGAAGCATAGAATCATTGTTGATTTTTTAAAAACTTACAGGCCAGAGATTGTAGATGATAATGAGATTGTTACAAAAGAGAAGTGGACTCCACCTAAATCTATAAACAGAGCTATTGTTAAGATAAACAACTTCTGTGGCACTACTTTAGAGGAACTAAACCTCCAAACAAAACAAAAAAAACTAGTAGAGCAATTAATTCTTTATTTTAAAAGCCCCCGTTTTAACCATTTTATTAATCAGTATGTTACTCTAGCTGACAGAGACTTGTTTGAAAGTGAGTTTGTCCGTGCTGTTTGGGACAAGCCAGACCTCACTAACGACGAATTGAATCTGTATGTGACTGTGTGTGCCAACTACGTGCGCCAAAAACACATCCAGCAGCGCATTGACAAGCTTAATGCACTACTAGACGACCAAGACAATGAAAGGGACATCACAATGCGTCTGACGGAGATTATCAAGGCGACTAGTGAAGAGCTTAACCAGTGCGAAAAGCGGATTGAATCCTTGACAAAAGACTTGAATGGCTCTAGAACTGCTAGGCTGAAGGCTAAAGGAGAGGAGAATGGATCTATCTTTGCTTTGGTTGAAGCTTTCCAAGAGCGTGAAGAACGTGACCGTATGATCATGATGGCTGAACTTCAAAACAAATTAATTGAAGAAGAGGCAGATAGGCTTGAGAGTATGGATGACTACAAAGCACGAGTGCTTGGCATATCTAAAAAAGAATTGTTATGAGTGAATTTGTTTGCAGAGAGTGTGGTAAGTCTTTTGAGAAGCGTAGGGGTTTTCACGCCCATCTTAAAGCGCATAGTACTTCTATTGGAGAATATTATGTTGAGCATTATGCTAAAAGAGACTTATACACAAACGAACTTCTGCAATTCAAAAACTACGACCAATATTTCACAGAAGACTTTAACAATGTAGATAATTATTTATCTTGGTTAAAAACAACTTCCCCAATCAAAGCAAAAAACCACTTAATCAAATATACTCGCAAAAGATTTGAGAACAAGGATGTTAAGTTTACTCCACCAGACTTATACTACATGTTGGCTCAAATGCCCAATATTGATTATTACCGCAAAATGTGGAGATCTTACTCTGATTTTTCTGAAGATTTGGGCATAGAATCTTGGTTTAATAAAAACTTGCCCAAAAACTTTTGGGAACAAGACATTAAAGATATGCAAATATTTATCGATACTAGAGAACAAAAGCCTCTCAGGTTCGATAATAGTATGAAGAACAAGTTGGACTTCGGTGATTATACCGCAGCAGGAGAATATTATTCAAAAACCTTTATAGATAGAAAAGCTCAAGATGATTTTAGACAAACCTTTGGAAAAGATATTGAACGCTTCAGGCGCGAAATGGATCGTTGTGTCAAGTTTAATTCTTACATGTTCATTGTTGTCGAGTCATCTATTGAGAAAATCGAAGAAGACAACAAAGTATCGAAGTTTAAATCGAACTTAGGTTACTTGTGGCATAATGTTCGTAGTCTGATGATAGACTACCCAGAAAATATTCAATTTATTTTTGCATACTCAAGAGCAGGAGCAAAGAAAATTATACCCAAAATACTATATCATGGCCAAAACTTATGGCATGTTGATGTACAATACCACTTAGAGAAAAAAGTTCATGGCATGGCAGAAAGGAAAACAGCGGTATCGAAATGATTACTCCGCACGAGAGTTTAACTCTTATTTAAGAACACTTGATGGCGACCTTCCCGACGAAGAGGCCAAGTATTTATTATACAAGTTCTTAAGGGCTAATATAGCATTTACCTCCGAATTATTTTTGGGGGTAAAATTATTTCCTTTCCAAGCAATGGCCATCAAGGGAATGATGGTATCAGACTACTCTATGTTCGTATTCTCACGGGGTATGTCTAAGACTTTCTCTACAGCTATTTATGTGTTACTTGAATGTCTACTGAACCCCAATGCTAATATTGGTGTTATTGCAGGTAGCTTTAGGCAATCAAAACAGATCTTCCAGAAGATGGAAGATATCCTTAGTAAGCCAGAGGCAAAGCTCGCAAAAGAATGCGGAGTTAAAATAACAAAAGGTACTGACCAATGGACTTTAAAAATTGGTAATAGCCGCGCTATAGCTTTGCCGTTAGCTAATGGAGAACGACTGCGTGGATTTCGATTTAATAGGATTGTGCTAGATGAGTTCTTAACAATACCAGAAAAGATATTCAATGAAGTTATTATACCATTCCTTGGAGTTGTAGAGAATCCAATTGAAAGGGAGGAACTACATAAACTAGAATCCCGCCTAATCGACAAAGGCGAGCTGAAAGAGCAAAATAGGTATGTATGGCCTAACAACAAATTAATAATCCTTTCATCTCCGTCATTCAAATTCGAATACATGTACAAACTCTACAAAAAGTATGAGGGGCTAATATTTGGAGAATTCGATAGAGACGATGAGGAGGATGAGCAAGCGGCTGATGATGCATATAGATTAATTATGCAATTGAGTTATGATTGTGCTCCTACAAGGTTATACGATCAAAACCTGCTTAAACAAGCTAAGGCAACTATGTCTGAGATGCAGTTCAAGAGGGAATTTGGGGCACAGTTCGTAGATGAGAGCGATGGTTACTTTAGATTATCTAAGATGGCGGCTTGCACCATCATGGATGGAGAATTTCCTGCTGTTGAGGTAGTTGGGAATCCAAGTGATGACTATATTCTTGCTTTTGACCCCAACTGGGCTGGTAACACAAGTGCAGACCACTTCGCAATGCACGTATTTAAGGTTCTGAGGGACGAACAGAAGATTTGCCTTGTTCATAGCTACGCAGTGGCTGGAGTGTCCTTAAAAGACCATATGAGGTATTTCTTATATTTAATTGAAAACTTTAATATTGTCGGTATATGCGGTGACTATAATGGAGGGGTACAATTTATAAACTCCTGCAATGAAAGTGAACTGTTTAAAAAGGCTAAAGTTGATATTGGAGTAATTGAAGTTGAGCTAGAAAAACCAGATCAGTGGCATGGTGATATTATGCAGTTCAAGAATCAATACAACCAAAAGGAAAGAAAATATTGTATTTTAAGAAAGCCAACATCTAATTGGATTAGAAATGGTAATGAGATGTTACAAGCAGCAATAGACCATAAAAGAATATTGTTTGGTGCTAGAGCGGTAGACGATCATTTTGATCAACAAAGAAAAAAGAACATACCTATTGAGGAAATTAAGTGGGACCACAGGATTACTGCTTCATCTAAAGGAGCTAAGATGATTGATTTAATTGATCATCAGAAAAGTATCATTGAACTTACAAAGTCAGAATGCGCCAACATTGAGGTTGCTACAAACCCACAAGGATCTCAGTCATTTAACCTGCCCCAAAACTTAAGAAGACAAAAGGGACCGAATAGAGCACGTAAAGACTCTTATTCTGCTTTGATTCTAGGAAATTGGTTTGCTAAAGTGTATTTTGACTCTCTTCATGTTACTCCAGAGAAAAAACCTGTTTCTACATTTATTCCATTCACAATTTGAAAAGTTATAAAGTAACTTTTATAACTTTAGTGTAACAATTTGTGACATGGCAAAACGTAAGTATACTAAGAGGTCTGAGTATTGGGAAAAATTCAAATCTAATACTCCCAATAATAATCTTGAAGAATTAACAAGACAATCTCTTGCCGAAGAGTTTTCTCCAGAATTAGTCGGAGAATCTCTTTATGAAACAACTGCTTCTAGGCTTTCTGATTCTAGTAAGCGTTCTAGTTCAAGAACTAACAGTGTTACTCAGAGTTATACTAAAAACAGATTCAAGAATATTGATGATGGTTTATTGCCATTTGATTACTCCCGTGATTCAGTAGATGTACGTGATGCTATTCAGCTATGTCAGAAAGCTTACTTTAACGTACCAGCTTTCCGCAGTACTATTGATATGTTATCTGATTTCGCTGATTCTGACCTTTATCTAGAAGGCGGTTCTGATAAATCAAGGAACTTTATTAATGCTTGGTTTAAAAGAATTAAAATACACGATATTAAGTCACAATACTTCCGCGAATACTATAGGTCTGGTAATGTGTTTATGTACCGTGTAGATGGTAGGATTAAAACAAATGATACTGGTAGGGTTTTAGAGACTTATGGTGCAACTAAAAGTGTGCCTATCCCTATTAAGTATTTAATCATGAACCCTACAGATATTGCTACTAAAGGTTCTATTTCATTTAATGATTTTCAATACTTTAAAGTTCTTACTCCATATGAGATTTCTCGACTCAAAGATCCCAAAACTGATCATGAGATTGAGATGTACAACTCTTTACCAGAAGATGTTCAAGTAAGAATACAAAATAACACTGCTACTACAACTGAGCGTTTATACATAAAATTAGCATCTGAACTACTACATGTAGTGTTTGCCAAAAAACAAGACTATGAGCCGCTTTCTGTTCCATATGCTTTCTCTGTCCTTGATGACATCAATAAGAAATTAGAACTTAAGAAAATTGACCAAGCTATTTCTCGTTCTATTGAGAATGTTGTTTTGTTAGTTACTATGGGTGCAGAGCCTGATAAGGGTGGAGTTAACCATAAAGCCCTGTCTGCTATGCAGAATATCTTTAAGAACCAAAGCGTTGGTCGTGTTCTTGTATCTGATTATACCACAAAAGCCGATTTTATTATTCCTGATCTCCGAAAAGTAATTGGTCCAGAAAAGTATGAAATTTTAAACCGTGACATCCAAGAAGGACTTCAGAATGTTTTACTTGGGGATAACAAATACGCAGATGGACAACTTAAGATGAAGATCTTTATCCAGCGTCTTGAAGAGTCTCGTCAGCAATTTATTCGTGATTTCTTGCAGCCAGAGATCCGTCGAATTTGTAAAGCGGCTGGTATGCGTTCTTGGCCAGAGGTTAATTTTGTTAAGACTGATACTCTTGATAATTCAGACATGACCAAGCTTGCTACTCGCATGATGGAGCTTGGAGTACTCACTCCACAACAAGGAATGGAAGTTGTTCATAATGGAGTATTCCCAAAGGCAGAAGATCTAATGTCTGCCCAAGAATCTTTCAAAGAGCAGAGGGAAGAGGGTTACTACATGCCTCTTGTAAATAGCATTAATCTCTTTCAAAACGAGGAAGATTCCGAACAAGAACCTCAAGAACAAGCTGCACCTATAGCTCCTTCTGGTGGTCGCCCCATTGGAGTATCTAATTCTAACTTCTCTAAGAAACATATTGTTGAAGCTACTAAAATGGTTAGTGAGTTTGAATTGAGAGCTTACCGCGACTTTGCTCTTAAGTTTGGTTTAGAAGAACTTGATGAAGATCGGAAAGACTTAGTTTCTCGCGCTTGTGAATCAATCATTGTTTCTAAGCCATCAAAAGAGTGGGATGAAACACTATCTAATGTTGTGGAGAATCTAGATAACCTTTCTGAGTTAAATGTTGACCCTGAAGTTCTAGATATGGGCTCTAAGCATCAGCTTGACGATATGTCTGCTGCAATTTTATATCACTCAACTAAAATTTAAGTGTATAACATTTTATGGATTTAAAAGATTTTGAGGTAAGTAGCTTTGATTGTAACATTAAAGCTCTCAAACAGACTGACTACGAGAAGTTCGGAGTATCAGAAGGATCTATCGCAGAGGCAGCTAAATCTCTACTTCCAGAAGATTTTGACCCGTCACAGAATGTTGATGTTTTGCCTGTTGTCTTCAACTTAGCTTTAGTTAATGAGTTTAACAAGAACGGAGACGGTATTGATTCTGAAACAGCCGTAGCAGCAGTAAAAAGATTTATTAATAAGCCAATTAACATTGAACATAAGAAGCATAAAATTGTAGGGCATATGATTAACGCTTCTTTCTCTGTTGATGAGTATGATTTTAAAGATAACGCTATTGAATCATACGCTGACAAAAAAGAGCCTTTTTATATTAATGCTGCTGGTTTAATTTACAAAAATATTTTTCCAGAGTTAGCAGAAGCAATTGAAGAAGCTGCCAAAGAAGAAAATGAAGAATATCAAAGTATTGCTACTAGTTGGGAACTTGCATTTAAGAACTATAAAGTCGTCTATGGATCTAATAGATTGGACGAGTGCCAAGTTGCCGAAGGTTCACAGGCAGAAGAGTTAAAGCAATATGTAAAGGGCTTTGGAGGCAAAGGTATGGACAAAGATGGAACTCCTGTACATCGATTAATTCATGGTGAAACTTATCCTTTAGGAGCGGCATTGACATATAAACCTGCTGCTAGAGTTAAAGGAGTTTATACTTCAGAACCAGAGAAAAGTGAAAACAATGTTGATAATTCTTTAGCAGAACAAGATAATATTAATATTAAAAATTCCCTAAACAATAAAAACACTGTAACAACAAACAAATTCGATATTTTTGATATGGATAAAGAACAATTCGAAACATTAATGACACAAGTTGCAGAAAGCGTAGCTTCCGTTGTCAAGAAGGACGATCAAGCCAGCTCCGTTGGCGAGATTATGCGTGATGCTCTTACTGAGCATTCCGAAAACTGGAAATCTAAAGTTCAACTTGAAGCAGAAGCCCGTGAAAAGGCTGAAGCAGATCTTGCTGAAATGAAAGCTTCTTTTGAAGCTGTTCAGTCAGAACTCACTTCTCTCAAATCTGAGATCGAAGCTCAAGCTGCTGTTGAGTTATTTAACTCTCGCATGAACTTTATCGACTCCACTTACGAACTTACTGAGGCAGAGCTTCAGTTAGTCGTAGATGAGTTAAAGGTTGTTGAGGCTTCTGAGGAAGCTTTTGATGCCTTTAAAGGGAAACTTTCTATTCTTTTTGCAAGCAAGACCAAAGAGGCCATTGCTGCTCAAGAAGAGGCTGTTAAAGCTAAAATCGAAGAAGCTATTGCTTCCAAGATGGCTGAAGAGGCTACTGAAGAGCAAGAAGAAGTTAAGGCTAGTGAAGATGAGCTGGAAGTTGAAGAGGTTGAAGCCCCTTCTATTCCTAACAACAACGCTGAGGCCTCAGAACAAATCTCTTTAGTTGAAAAACTAAAAGAAAACTTCTCTGTTGAAGTTACTAAATAAAAATCTAATTACAAATAAATATTATGGCTAATGAAATTACTAACTTGTTGCCTTTCCGTCAATATGATGACAACGATGTTGTCAACATGTTCGCTATGGAAGGTACAAATAAAGGGGCAGGACTTATTGTTAAAGTCTCTGCCGCCAACCTTAACGAAGATCTTGTTGATCTCGTCGATGGTGGAGGCGAATTCCTGACTTCTCAGGGTAACGCTTATTCTCCACTTTCTGTTAACCCACTTCGTGTGGAAGCTGCTGGATCTGGAGATTCTGCTCTTGGAATTCTTCTTCGTGACGTTCGTGACACTGACGAAAACGGTGAGAAACTTCGTTTCTACCCACAAAAGAAAGAAGAGCTTCAGTGCGTTCTTTCTGGAGAGTCCGTCCCTGTTGCAACCAAAGGTATCTTCACTTTCATGGATGATGCATTTACTGGTTCTGTTGTTCCTGCTGTTGGAACTGACGTTTATGGGCACGCTGGTGGAAAACTTGGTGTTGCTGGTGGTACTGCTGTTAAAGTCGGTCAAGTCCTTGCAACTGGAACTCGTGCTGCTGGTGATACTCACGCAGGAGACTACGCAATCGTTAACATCAACCTCTAATTTTACTCACAGATTATGAAAATTACTATTAAAAGAACTGAAGATCAGTTAGCCCTTGTTCGCGCAATGGGTTCGAATAATCGTGAGGAGGCTTACGAAGCACAGGCAGCTGTTGCAGAACTTCTTGGACCTGTGGTCACTGAAGTTATCAACAACGCTGTGACTGTTGGAAATCTTTTCACCACCCTGACTTATCAGGCTGATGATAATCCATCTCTTCCTCTTGACCTTTTCCACGATGTTACTGAAGAAGATTATGTACAGGTTTATTCCCAGCAAGTCGCTGGTGGACTTCCTTACAACCAAGTCTTCCCAGCTCATAACGAGCTGAAGTTTAGCACTTACACTCTCGACAGCGCACTCGCTTTCGACCGTAAGTATGCTAAGAAGGCTCGCGTTGATGTGGTTTCCAAGACCTTTACTCGTATGGCTCAAGAGGTTATGCTCAAGCAGGAGCGCACTGCGTTCAACGTGCTTGCTACCGCTCTCGTTGGTGGAGATAGCCTCACTGCTACCGCAGGAGATCATATTATCTCTGCCGCAGGATCGACTCTGCTTCTTGATGACTTGAATCAGTTGATCACCACCTCTAAGCGTATCAACAGCTCTTTCGTTGGTGGTACTCCAGTTGGTGGTTCTAAAGTTGGTGTGACTGATTTGCTTGTTTCTCCTGAAGCAGTTGCAGACATTCGCGCTATGGCTTACAACCCAATCAACACCACGAAAGCTCTTGGTGGAACTATCTCTACCGATGCTGCTTCTAATGGACTTGCTGCTCCAGAAGATCTTCGCTCTCAGCTTTATAGCGGTGCTGGTCTTCCAAGCTTCTATGGTATCAATATCATTGAAGTTCTTGAAATGGGTAGTGGACAGCGTTTCAATAAGATCTTTGATGCTGTTAAGGGTAGCGTGAGCTTCACTGAAGCTTCTGATCAGATCCTTATCGGTATCGACCGTTCTCGTGACGCTCTTATCCGTCCTGTTGTTCTTGACGAAGGTTCAACTGGTGAACTCAACGTTCTCGTTGACGACCAGTTCTCTGTCCGTCAGAATAAGATTGGTTACTATGGTAAAGTTGAAGAGGGTCGCGTCTGTATTGACGACCGCGCTCTTTGCGGAATCATCCTCTAATAGAGGTTTCCTAAATTTAGGAGTCGCCCTACGGGGCGGCTCTTTTTTTTTGATTTTTTTAGTGTAATAGTTTATTATAAGTTATGGCAGATCAAGAAAACCTACAAGGGTTCCATTTTGCTGATGGAAAAAATCACGAAGACAAAGGCGAAAGAATTGAAAAAGCTAGGGAGCTTGAAGATCTACTAGGGATTAAAGATATGAACCCCTACAAAACTTTAGATAAAGAAATATTTGCTGAAACTTTAGCTTCTATGTCTATTTCTCAGATGACTGAGTTAGCTCAAAGGGTTGGAATTTCAGGAATGGAAATGGGGTCTAAACCTTCTTTGAAAAAGGCATTAGAGAAATCTTTTGATATTTATTTGAGGCAGCACAATGTTTCTGTTGCTGGATCACCTAAACCAGTAATCTCTACTGAAGACCCAGAAGTTAAGAAGCTGTTTGAGCTATAGAGTTCCCTAAATGCTTGTTTTGCTGTAAGATTATTTAATGAATGATCTTGGCTCACTAGCAACAAAAATAGTCAATTACGAATTTTCAGAAGATAGACAGAGGTTTCCTGTGTCTTATGTTTCTGGTTGGCTTGAGACCAACATTGGAGAACTTAATGGCCTCACCAATGAAGAATTTTATGTTAATGATACTGGTGCTATAGAAATTGCTACAGGATCAGGTTTATTACCAATTGAAGAAAATATTCTTTCCACACTATATCAGATTCACTACTATGAGAAAGCAGCTAGGGATTCTCTGCGTGGATTTACTTATGGGGGAGATACTGACTGGATTACCCTCAAAGAAGGTGATACTACTATTCAGAGACAAAACAAAAACTCCGTTGCTAAAACATATAGAGATTTAAAGGTTGATGCTACTGATAGGCTAAATGATTTGGTAGGACGTTATAACCAATACAAGTCTTCTCCATTGCAGGTATTTGGTCGAGATGGAATTGAGCCAATTGACAGCATTGATTCTTATCAACCTACAAGCTCTTATAGATCATACTAATGGCTTCACTACTTACATCTGCTCAAAAGTCAGCAATACAAAGTGCATTAAGCGAAGTACACGATACTTTTGCCAGAGACATTTATGTCTACATAGAAAAGAAGGTTACTACGAGACCTGCTAATTTGAACTACAATCCATTGTACGGCAGGACTAAGGATGATTCTAAGTTGAGTTCGCAAACTACGCTAGTCAAGCACACAGTGCAAGCTAGGGTCAGCTACGCGCCAAATCAGGGCGAGTCTATTATAGACGCTGGGGCACAATTTAATTTAACCGCTTCTCATGGTAAAGTGAGAATAAAAGTTGATTCAGATGGTTACGAAAAAGTAAAAGATTCTACTAGGATTGAAATTGATGACAATTTATTTATTGTAGATACTGACGCAAAAAATGTGGGGCCATTCTCGACTCAATACTATACTGTATTCCTTAAAAGAGAAAACTAATGGCTAAACCGTTTATATCTGCGACTAAATTTAAAGTTACTGTAAATCAAGCTGATCTCCTTCAAGAGATCACTGCTGGTAGAAATGGTAAGGTTACTGGACGAGAAATAAGAAAGTATGTTTTGCCAATTATTGAAGAAGCTCAAGAAAAATTAATTAAAGATTTTTACAATCATTCTGTTACTAAGGAGATAAAAGCTGGGCCGACTGCTTCTAACAGCTCTGGCACTTTGAATGGTTATGGTAACCTTTTTTCATTTATTGGTTTTAATAAAGGAGAAGACCCAATAGCAGCAATTGGCAAAGTTATAAGACAAAAGCTTTTAGTAACAGTTAGGGCAATCTCTAATGGAAGGTTTAGAATATCTATAGCTAACCCCCCTTCCAAAGAGGAGTTTTTTAGCGTATCCCAAATACCTTGGGCAAGTGGTTCTAGCTGGGCAGAAGGAATAGAAAAGGGAATGTCTAATTTGGGCTCCTTCTTATATAAAGAACGTGGAATTCGCGGTTCTTCTGCTGGTTCTTTCTCTAGATCAGGCACTGGTATTCAGATCAAAAATAATTTAAGGGCTGCTAGCTTCAGGACTCAGCCTTACATATCTAAATTAGTAGATAAGTTCTATAAAGATGTTACAAAATTTTAAAAAATGAAAGCTCAATTTGATCAAAATTTATTGTCTAGTTTTTACTTGTGGTTAGAGAATCGTTTGTTAAAATCTGACACAAAAGCTTATCTTACGGGATTAGAAAATAATTTTCGTTATGTGGATTTCGATGACATTCCTACTGATATGGTTGGGTATCAGGGGGAATATCGACAGCTTGTAGCTGATTATGACGTTGATGTGGTTAATTCTGGTTTTTTTGTTGGAAATGCTTTTATTACAGGAGATTCTAGCGCTAACGGAAGCGTATATACAGATTACAATAATGGCCGCATCTTATTCCCTTCGGCTTCTGGGACTGGGTTGAGCGTTTCTGGCACGTATTCAGTAAAGGAGGTTAATACTTATATTTCTCATGATGATGATCTAGAATTTTTGGTACACTCTGATTTTATTGAGAATGGTCAAGATTCTCCTTATTTTTACAATGAAACTGGAATTCTTGATAAAGGATCTTATTTCCTTCCAGCCTGTTTTATTTCCCTAGCTTCTTCTGAGAATGAAGAGTTTTCATTTGGTGGAGAAGAAAATACTCAAAGTAGAGTCCGTGTTATGGTTCTCACAAAAGATTCTTATATTTTAGACTCTGTGATTTCTAGACTTAGAGATACCGTAAGGGAAAAGGTGACTCATGTTCCTTATGAGGATTTTCCATACGCTTATTCTTATTCTGTTAAGGATTTCCCTTATACTTATACTGGTATTGTGGGAGATCAAGGAGATAGTCCATTATGTTCTTATATTGATCGCGTTACTGCTTCTAAGGTTGTTTCTGAAGCTTTGCGGGAAAAACTCAATAAAGATTTCTCTATAGCATTCTTAGATTTTGATTTATCGACATATCGTTTCCCAAGATTATGATCTAGTGTATTTAATGTAAACCTTTTAATTTAATATGGCTTCAAGAACAAGAGTAATTTCACAGAATAAAGCAGTATATGTTACACCCACTGGTTGGGATATTACTGGTACAGGTGGTAAGTATAAAATGGTAAGTGGTCATCAACTACACAGGGTTGATACTTTATCATTTGATATGGATTTGGCTGGCGCTCGTCAAGATGTTAGAGAATTTGGACAATTAGCAAGAATCGGAACTGTTTCTCTTACTGAGATTAACCCTACTCTTAGTTTCGGTTATTTTTTAGGGGACGGAGAAAATGAGTTAGCCCTTGGATTTACCAAATCAAAGACTGGAGTAGGTGGTTTTACTGGCCAAATGGCTTCTGGTATGTTGGTCGAAGATCCAATTCTTTCAGAAAGAAATGTTTTTGTCCTAACTGCTACAGAAGGAGGAGATGCCTTTAACTCGGATGTTTACGAAACTGAGGCAGAAAGTCATGATGTAGTAGGATTTGGAAACTGCTTTGTTAGTAGTTATTCTGCGAACTTTAATGTTGGAGAAATCCCACGAGCCGACATTGAAATGCAAGCTTCTAATATTGTTTTTTGGACAGGGATGCATTCTGGTTTGTATAGTCCTTCCCTAAACTTAGAAGGCGAAAGAGACTTCACTGGCGTTGTTAAACTCCCAGCTCCTGATACTGGGAGCATGGACACTCTTGTTCTTAGGCCCCAAGACGTTTCTATTTCCTTCTCTAAGCAAGGCATGATTACGGGTGATGGATCAATTAAAGGTATTGGAGGAACTACTAGTTTCAACGATCTTCCCGTTCAAACCGCTTCTGTTGAGCTCCCATTAGCCCGTGAAGTTATTGAGTCTCTTGGTAACGAACTTGCTTACGCAAAACTTCTTGAGTTCCCAATTGATGTTACCTTGAGTGTTAGCGCGTTAGTACGTGAGTTTGGGGCTGGAGCACTTGAATATGCTCTCACTGGAACAGCTGGAAATATTGAGACTAATGTTACCTTGAATGTAACAAATGGATCTTCTACTAGGATGAAGTATGAGCTCAAAAAAGCGGTTTTAGATAATCAGTCTTTCTCTCAGGGATTAGATGATAACGAAACAGTTGATCTCACTTTCTCCGCTCAAATCGGAGGAGCTACTACAGATGATCAAGGAATATTCTTATTCAACAAGGACAGTGTAAACGCCCCTCCTTTCAATGTTGTAAGCGGTGAAGCTCATGCTAATCAACCGATTTCAGTATAAGTTGTAAATAAATTCAAATAAACAAACAAGCCTCATCGTAAGATGGGGCTTGTTTTTTGTGTAATAAATAGGGAATGAAAGTTTATCAAAGAGTAACTGGACATGAAAAATCAATTACAAATTTCGAAGTTGTAGTCGATGATACTTATTCTGGATTTTCTATACTCGCTGGGACAGCAACAGAAGAAGGCGACGATTTAACAAATATTTCTTACGGATTCAATGGCTACGAAGGATATATTTTTGATTTTTCTGGTCGGTTTGTTGGGGGTTACTCTAAAGATATCCCAATAAATATATCAGTTCATATGAAAGATGATAATACTTATTCTTACTTCATAAACGATGCTTTAATATGTAATAATATGGATGGGATTACAGGATTCAACAGCATTGAATTTAACAAACATGGAGATTCATCTATATTTATCGAATATATAGCCTAGTAAGAATTGAATTATCTTTTTTTTTACTTATAATAAATAGTAGAAGTATGAAAGACCTGTATTCGTTTGAGATCAAAAGAAAAGTCAAAGAAAAAATCGCTTACAATAAGGAAGATAAAAATGGTAAGATTGTAGAAGCCTTTAAGACTAAGACTAAAACACTTTCCAACAAGGTTATTTTTAAAAAACCTTCTTTTTCAGACATTGAAGATGCCGAGTTTTTTTACGGCCAAAAATACAATGAATTTATTAATTCTGGTTATCTAACTAGACTCATGCTCAATAAGAAAATTGGAGACATGGGGGGATCTTCTTCCAAACTTTCCGACGAACTTATTCAAAAAGCATTCTTAGATAATCTAGAAGCATCAAAAGTAATTGAGTTTTACGAAGGTCAAAAGGGATTAAATAAAGAACAGGAAAGCAAACTTTCTGAAGCAAAGAAGACATTCGCATCAACACAAAAAACCATCTCAGATTTCGAGTCTTTTCATAGGAGCCAATATGACCAAACAGCAGAGGCAAAAGCTGAACAAAAGATAATTGAGTGGTTTATTTTCAATTTTTCATTTTATGAGGATGAGATAGACGGAAAAAAAGAAGAATTCCCTATTTTTGAAGGGGATTACTATGAAGATAAAAGATCTCATTATTTAAGCCTATGTGAAGATGAAGAAGATATTGAAGATAAATCATTATTGAAGAATAAAGGAATTTTTGATCAATCTTTTGAAACCTTGGCTAAAGTAGCTAACCTGTGGTATAACAAAATGGGTTCTAATCAAAAGGAAATTGAGAAATCTTTGGAAGAAGTTTTTCCTTTAATTGATGAATAAAAAAGACTCCAAAATATCTCTGCTTCTTTTGGATATTTTGCGAGGTTACAGTAAGTTTCAACATAAATCAAAAACTTATTACCTGAAGCATTCTACTGTTTTTAATTCTTTAGAGCTAGAGGAGTATGAGTCTGAATGTTTAGATTCAGCCCTCAAAAAAGGCATTAAGAGTGAAAAGCAGCTCATAGAGATGGCCATTAAAAGGAAATCTTGGTCTTCTTTAGAAGAGGATAAAATTAAAAATCTGAAGTGGGTAATTGAGAAGTCAGAATCAGCGGCTTCTAAAATAGCCGATAACATGGCAAGAAAGTCATTTGAAGATTCGGTTCTCAATCAAAAAAAAGAACTACATGAGCTTGAATCTAGAAGGCACAGTTTGATCGCTCACAGTGCTGAGAGCTTCGCTGCAAGGAAAAGAAATTATAAGGAACTAAGTTCTAATTTATTTGAGGACTTAGAGATGAAGAAAGAAATTTGTCAGGATGATATTTTTCTTATAATGGGGTCAATTAATGAGAAATTAGAAGAGATAAACAACTATGATAACATGATTAATATGTCTTATCATTATTTATTTTTTGACGTTTATTGCCTAATGTACCGTCAACCAAACGAAATGATTGATAAAACCATTTACGATATAACAAACTGGCAAAAGACTCTGCTTTCTTGTGCTTCTGTGCTTTTGAGTAAACTGAAGAACTATGATGTTCCGAACCATGTATCAGAAGATGCTATAAAGCTTTATCAATATTCTCCAAAAGACAATGACACAAATAATCCCGAAAATAAAGTAACCCATGGAGTTGCAGATTTAAGGGAAAAAATGGCTCAAAAACAAGGCAAGCTTACTGCGGAAGATTTTTAAGTGTATTAAATTAAGATGGCAGCTCCAATTAACCTTAACGCTAATCTTAACATAAATTCCTCTAGCATAAATGCGTCTGCGAAACAGGTGCAACAAGCTTTAGGCAGAATCACAGGACAAGCTTCAGAATTTCAAAAGTCTTTAGATGCTTCTACTGCTCGTGTCTTTGCTTTTGGAGCTACTACTAGTATTATTAATGGGATAAATCAGTCTTTTAAGAAGCTAATCAGTACTACTATTACAGTACAGGCTAAATTGACAGAGATAAACTCTATTTTAGGCGCTGGAGCCTCAGAATTCAATAATTATAGAAACTCTATATTCAAAGTCGCTAAAAGTACGGGGCAGTCTTTTCAAACTGTAGCAGATGGAGCTGCTGAATTAGCTCGACAAGGACTTGGAGCTGCTGAAAGTGCTAAAAGATTAGAGGCTGCTCTAGTACTAACCAGAATATCTGGTTTAGGAGCACAGCAATCAGTAAAAGCATTAACTGCGGCAATGAACGGATTCACATCCGCAGGCTTAACAGCAGAGCAAGTTATCAATAAGATCGTTGCTGTAGACACGGCCTTTGCTGTATCTGCTCAAGACCTTGCGGATGGATTCAGTCGGGCAGGTTCCACCGCCGAAGACGCTGGAGTTAGTTTCGAAGAGCTTCTTGGTTTAATTACAGCCGTAGAACAGAGGACTGCACGAGGAGGGGCTGTTATTGGTAACGCATTTAAATCAATCTTCACTCGTTTGAGTCGAGGTTCAACTATTGAGGATCTTAAAGCTCTTGGGGTAGAAATTAATGCCAATCAATCAGGAGTCCAAAAACTTCAAGCTCTTTCTAAAGCTCTGGAGCAAGTTGCGGACCCAACTGTAGCGAGTCAGATAAAAGAGTTAGCGGGTGGAGTGTTTCAAATTAACGTTGTTAGTTCTGCCTTAAAAGATTTAGGATCTGATGCTTCTATTTTTGCGAGAGCTACTGAAACTGGGTTAAATGCCACTAACGAAGCTACGAAAAAAAACACAGATTTAAATAAGACATTACTGGCTCAAATTAACAGTTTGACAGTGTCTATTACGAGTTTTGCAGAAAAGCTTGGTAGTATCACTTTTGGTCCTCTTTTGGAAAATTTAGTTTCACTAGCCACAAAATTATCAGAAGGATTGGATAGTGCTCTCGACCCAGAAAAAGGCAGTAAATTTATTCAAGGTATATTTAAAGTTATTGGTGGTTTTATATCTGGTCCAGGATTAGCTATCTTTACAATTGCTTTCGCTAAGATATTTAAAACAGTTATTAAGTTCGCCAAAGAAGGATTTAAGACTGTTATGGAAATAGGTTCCGCTACTGAAAGAATCAAACAAATTGAAGGTGGTCTGATTGGTTTATTACAAAAGGATGCAGGCTTAAGAGAGACACTTCTTAATACTACCGCAACTCAAGCTCAAAAAGAACAAGCTGTAATCTCTGCAATCCGACAAGAAAATATGTTGTTAGCTCAACAAGAATCTCTTGTTGCTAATATTTCTAATATAGCTAGACAAAGAGGAGTGACTGGATTTGATTCAAGCACAGGTTCCTTTAAAGGTAAAAGAGGAAGACGTTATGCTGCTGGAGGAGCTGGCGAAATGGAGCCTAACTTGATGACCGCCATGATGAATGAGGCTAGAGATGCTCCCGCTGGAGCAGTGCCTTATGTTACTAATTTTAGAGGTAGTCCTGCGGTGATGAACACTTCTGAAATGCAAGTAAAAATTGGTGGTAGAGAGGAAATACTTACGGCAGATCAAATTCCTAGATTTAACGGAGGTAGCGGAAAGAAGAAACAATATAAAGGGAAAAAAGCGTCAGCGAAAGGGACTGATATTAAGAATGATAAAGAACTTGGAGATCGTTTCGTATTTTTGACTCCCCAAATAGACGAAAGAAGTTCTTTCGGTCCAATGACGGTGGATAAGACAAGGCACAAAGCGACTCATCAAATTCATGGAATAAAGTCATCTCAAATTAAATCAATATCTGACAAGGAAGAAGATACACTTGAATCTAAAGTTAGAAATAGTTTGTTTAAAGAGGCTTCTGATTGGACTTCAAGAATAAGGCCATTGGATAAATCTGCACCAATATCCGAAATAGAAAAAGGGTTTGATACTATTCGTGGGGCTAAAGGAGCTTTGAACGGTGCTATTGGATCGGCATTTGAAGTGGGCATAAGCAAGTCTTTAAAATATGAGGGTAGAGAAAGAGATGCGGGTGGTGATTTTGATGTTAGAGGAGGGCCAAATATCAGCAAAATTCAAAAGCTTTTTGGGATACGTCAGACTATTGGTGATTTTAAAAATTCTAGCTCTGATGGAAACAAGAGATCATTCATCAGAAAAGTTAGAAGAGAAAAAAATGCTGGAGCATTTACCGAAAACGAAGTTAGAGAACAAACTGCTAAAATTAGCGAAAGAGAAGGAATTCCTCTTAGAGTTGCACGTAGGAAAGCAACTAGCGCACAAAGAGCGAGCAGAAACCCTAGCAGTAACGCAAAAGGCACTATAAGTAATTCTAGGCTAGCTGCTAGAACTGGCATCCGCCGTTTTGCAAAAGGCTCTCCGACAAAATCTATTTCTGATGTCACAAACGCATCAGAAACTCGACAAAAAATAACTCTTGACTTATCAACAGTTCAGAAAGAAATAAAAAGAGTAAATGAAGCATTCGTAGAGGCTAGCAAATCAGCTAAAAAAAGTTCTGCGGGAATCAGGGCAGCAGCAGAAGTAAAAGCTCACTCTCTAAAAAAGCTAGGTGAGATTTATAAAATAAATACAAAAACAATAACCGCAGCAGCTAACGCCGAAAGAAAAAGAAATTCAATAATTTCAAGGGGCGTTAAGGGTGCTACCAAAAAAGGGATAGCAGGAATTAAAGCTTCGGGAGGTTTAGGGGTTGGATTTGCTCTTAGTGCGATAGGAACGGGTTTAGATTCTTTGGGTAGAGACGAAGAAGGTAATGAAACAGATAATGAATTTGGGAAAGCAGCTAGAGTTGCTGGCAAAACAGCCAGCTTTGCTGCAACTGGTGCAATGTTTGGAGGCCCCATAGGAGCTGCGGTTGGTGGAGCTATTGGACTTGGCTTGGGTCTTTTCGAAGAAAGTAAAAAGACAGACGAAAGAAAAGCTGAAGAAACAGACAAAAGAAATAAGTTAGACTCTAGAGTGGAAATCTCTAAAAGAATGCAGGGTAAGTTATCAGAATTTGGAGATATTGATCAACAATCTGTTCAATTGAAGAACTTGTCTTTCAGGACTGGAGATACTAGTCTAGATATTTCTAGTGAATTAAAAAGAGCAAAAGAGCAGTTAGATAAATCAGCAGATAGTGGAGAGGGATTTTACGAAGCTCAAAAAGCTTATAATACTGTATCTAAGAAAGTAGCAAAATTGCTTGGTGATAAAGATGGGATTCAAGCACTTTATGCAGAAGGCGCTAAAATAAAATCAGAACTTAAATCTTTGATGAGTGAAAATGCTGGAGCTACCCTAAAGAAACAGTTGTCACAAGGGCAAGACGAAGTAGACACAAGATCAGCTTTACTCAATCAGATGGTCGGATCAGACCCAGCAAGCCAAGCAAGAATAGAAGAACTTAAGAGAAAAAATCAAATAGACAATCAAATTTTGAAAACCGCTGGTGCAAAAGCTAATCAATTAGATTTGCAAGCGCAATTGTCTGGAACAACCGATCCAGCTCAAAGAGCGGAGATAGGCAAACAATTAAAGGAAGCTGGTAAAACTTTTAATGCAAGTGTCCGTCAAAGTGCTAATTTCCTAGTTAGCAAACAAATGGAAATCTCTAGACTTCTTGAGCAAGGAGCTAAAGAAAGAATTAATCTAGAAGGAAATGTTCTTAGAGGAGTATTTGCTGACATTACTAAAGGTGTGAGAGAAGGTCCATTTAACCTTGACGAAGTAACTCAGTTTGGGAAAGACTTTAAATCAGCAAAAACTGATGAAGAAAAAGCTGAAATTATCGCTTCCTTCAATACTAATGTTCTTGGAAAGTTTGGAGGAAATAAAGCAATGCAAGATTTTCTAAGCAAGATGGCTGGATTTCTGCCTAATTCAGAGAATGATAAAAGTAACATGGTTACAAGCCAAAAAGAAATAGACCGCATTACAGGCAAAACGGTAGTCACAGGAGGAGAGCGGCAGTCTGACAGAGATACGTTTATATCACTTGGTCAAGGAGGCGTAGCCAAAAAAGCTTTGAAAGACTTTAATGATAGGATGGCGGGGTTACAAGCAGAGTTTGATGCCGTATCAGAATCAATAAAAACTTTCTCTACAGAATTCAATGCTGGCCCTGTTGTAGACTCAGTAAAGGCTACGGCACGTAAACTTAACCAGTTCGCCTACGAGACTTCGAAAGTACCAGAAGCATCAAAAAAACTTGTAGACATTTCCAAGAGAGCAGTGGCATTAGCGGGCGTAGCGGAAAAAAATATTGCAGACCAAGAAATAAAACTAGAAGAGTTAAGAAGTAGGCTTGAAAAAGTCGAACTTGATAAAAAGAATATAACCAATAATCTGGGTAATGGAGGGTAATAATGAGCTTAATAGTAAATAATGTTATTAATTCCAGTTCTCAAATAAGTTATTCTTATTTAGGGGGAGAGGAGATTTTTGGCTATTTAATTAATTTAAATTATACAATAAAAACTGAAGATATTTCTTTTGATAATGATGATGGAGTTTTATTGACAGGAAGATCTGCAATTCGTCAAGCTTATAAAAGAAAGAATATCACAGCTAGAATAGCTGGAGATGAAATATTAAATGGATTAATAACTCAAGTTTCTTTTTCTGAAAGCTCCTTAACTGGAGAAGACATAGTAACCATATCAATAGAAGAAAGAAGAAGGTTGGATGATTATAGTTCTAAAACTTTTTCAAAATATATTCCTAGTCCACATTTATTGACAGAGTTTTCAGAAAAATATACTTTCTCAAGGTCTGATTCTAGTTATAGTTATAACAGAGATATATCCATTAAATATGCTCAAGATTTAGGAGATCAATTTTTAAATAACGCTAAAGCCTTCTTAACTAATTATTATTTTTCTAATAGGCCATCTATTGGTTATTATGAAGATGGCATTTCAGAGAATGCTAGATTTAACGAAGGGTATAATGGAACTTTAACAGAGACTATAGACTTAGTAAACTTGTCTGTATCTTTGAATGAAGTTTTTAATTCTTCGTTTATCTTTGATTCTGAAGGAGTTTCAAAAGACATTGATATATCGTCAAGTATCGACGATAAAGGTTATTTGAATAAACAAATTTCTGTTAAATTGACTTCTTTAAGATACGATTCTCAGAATATTTTAGAAGAAGCCATAGCTAATACAATAGATCAAATTATATCTGATGAAGAATCAGATTTCGGAAAACCCTTTTCTATTGAAAAGGGAATTAAAAAAGACTCCAATGTTGCTGACTTAACAATTCAATTTTCAACAGACCCGAAACTAACAAAAGAAAACTTAGTTACATATACTTGTGAGAAAAGCAAAGATCAAGCTTTTTTTACGTATACTTTGGCTGTTACATATAAATCAAAGGGGCCTAATGTACTAGAAAGGTATAACAATACAGTTTCTCTATGGGAATCTTCAAAAGATAAAAATGAACCCAAAGTATTGAGACTATTTTCTGAAGCTACTTCTATTTACGAAAAATCAAGATCAGCTAGTTTAAATAAAAGTGAAGGAACTATTACTGAAAATATAATCTTTTCTACAGATGAAAATTATGATTCTTCGGGGTTACCAAGTGGAATTATAAAATATGCAATTAATGTATCCAAACAAGAAAAAATAAAAAGAAATTCTGTTGTTTTGGATTTAATTAATTTAAAGCAAAAATTGGTAACTTCGAATTTAGATCGTCTTGGGTCTGCTTCTGTAACAGCTACTGCTGTTTGTGATCAAGCTTATGGAATATTTCACGCAAAAGATTTTTTAGCCTCTAAAACTTCCGAAATAAATGACTCTTTGGAAGAAGAAGCTTACTATGCGACAGCTGATGTAATCCAAATTGATTTATCAAATGGTAGTGCAACTCGTGTAATAAACTATATAATCGCTTAATATGCCTAATTCTATAACATATGGTAGTTACTCATTCCCAGAACCTCTCCCATTATTTGCGGAACAGGATCAATCGGTTAATTTGGGCGGACTGTATGATCATAGTGCGATTAATGTAAACATAATAGGTTATTTTACTGGAGCAGATTTAAGTGGGCTTGATTTGCAAAAAATGCAAATGATTAGTGGCTTTTTAAATGAATACCAAGATTTAACTATAACTGTCGGCAACGAATCTAAAACATGCCCCAAAGCTTTTGTTCAAAATATTGATTTTGGAGAAAGTGATTCAACCACATTCCAACCGTACAACTTAACTGTTACATATTATTCTGGAGAAACTTTTTCTGAATATTTTAGAGTTACTCAACCTGAAAATAATTGGTCCTATTCAGAAGGTGAAAATAAAGTCATAACGGCAACACATAGAGTTTCTGCAAAAGGCTTAAAAGTAGATGGAGATAGTGCATTCGATAATGCTAAGAATTTTGTTAATGAAAAATTAGTTGGGTTCGAAAATATATCTTTATTTAATGGTACTGGCAATGCTTTTCTAAAATCTAGAAATGAAGATATTGATTTAGCAGAAAATTCTTACACAATTACTGAGGTATATTTATATTCTTCTTCTGATAGGCCCATTTCGAATAAAGGTATTTTAGACGTTTCTACGTCCATTTCTTATAATTCAGAGCAACAGTTATCATTATCTGTTCAGGGGAGCTTACAGGGGAGGATAGATGCCAATACGGGCATTCAAGAGGGATTACTGTCTACTGGAGATTTTTCTGCTGAACAAGCTACTGATATTGCAGTTAATGCTTTAGCGAATTCTTATTCTCAATATGAGTCTGGAGTATATAGTTTTGTTTCTAACGGTCCCTCTTCTTTTAATTATGATTTAAATACTGGATCTAATTTATTAAACTTCAGCTTTTCTTTTGAAGATGCTGAAAATTTAGATTTAATTAATGAAGAAGTTCTGCATAAATATAGTTCTTCTGTAAGCGTTTCTAAAGATTCTTCTATTGCTAATATCAGTGTTAATGGTAATTTGAGCTATAGAGGAACTTCGATTATCGACAGAGCAGATGATGAAAGTTTAAATGAAAGATTTCTCGCTGTTGAGTCAGCTTACTCTGAAGTAGATCAATATTCTATAGCTAAGTCTTCTTTCCAAGAATTTACGGGAGTTGCTACTGGATACGAATTTTTATCTTCTTACATCGACTCTGAACCTGAAAATTTTAGCATTACTAAAGATCCTATTGAAAATACAATATCTTATAATTATACTTATAGTAACTCTATTGATTTTTCGAATGGAACTTTAAATAATTTAAAGTTAACAATAAAAGATAAAAAACCTTTGGTTGTTGTCAATGTTCAAGAAACTATTAGTGGATTTGAAGCTGCTGAAGTAATATCTAGAAGCTTGGGCGAGTACTCTGTTTCAGCTAGCGCTAATAATCAAGGAGAAGATTTGGATACATTAAAAGATATTGTGTCTGGATATTGTAGCGGGAAATTTTTCCAATCTGAATCTTATGATACTGGGCAAAATTCAATATCTTATAATTTGCAAAAATATTATTAATGAGTGATACGGGTTTATATTTTGTAATGCAAGAGAGTCTTGGTTCTAACCAAAGATTGTCTGCTTTTTATGATTTTAATTATTCTTCTGATGAGATAGATATATTAGGCGCTGGGTCAGATTTTACAGGAGTTCTGCTTAATAATGAATTAGTAAATCAACCTTCATTACATACAGGTTATGTTTTAGGTTCATATGAATCTTCTGAAATCGATGCTAACAATAATCTTCAAACTTTATTGGCTAACAACAAGCTTCCGTTGACTTCTGGAAACTTGAGAATACCTTTAGATGGTTTAAATGCCAATGATATTTCAGTCATTATAGATTTTGAATTCGAAGGTGCTGTAGATGATGGTGTTTTATTGGGCTGCTTTAAAAAAAGAAAAGAAAGTGCAAGTTTTAATTCTTTTGATAACTCTGAAGGATTCAATATAGGAATCACTGATAGGGGTCATTTGTTTTGCCAAACCTATGGTCCAAATGGAGATTCTGTTGATGTCATTACAGATATTGAGTTATCTAAAAGAAATGTTATTGGTGTGTCTGTTTCTGAAAGTACTTTATCTTTAGGGACTTTTGATTACTTTAATAATATTGTACGTTCTGTTGATATACCAGTTGATGGAGATTACATTTACCAAACTGGATTCTTGAATTTTGGTGGATCAGATAATTATTTTAGATCTGAAAGCAATTCAGAAGAAACATTTAGTGGTAGTTTACATAATCTTGCTTTGTTCTCTGGATATTTGGAGCCTAGATTTCTCAAGCAACTTTCAGAAGGTATTCTTGGTGATTATTTTTATAACGGTCCAGTCGAATCTGAATCTCAGAGAGTGACAGGTTATAGCGATGTTATTGTATATAAAACAGGAGTTACTGGTTATGAGTATACTTCTACTGGATCTCTAACAATTGCCACAGGTAGAGAATACTTTACAGGCAGTTTTTCTACGAATTCTTCGGAAACGAAGAAGGAGGGAGAACGTTTTTACAAATACTATACGTTAAATAACGGAGATACTGAGACATTTTATAAAGAAGAAATTGGCCAACTACATTCTGAATCTGGCTACATTTATTATCCTACAGGAGAGGATGCTTATGATACTTTGGGTTTAAATGACATATCGGAGTCAATCCAAACTTACGTGGAAACTACTGGTATTGAACAAGGGTCTGCTACAATAAATCTTTATGGTAGAAATGCTCTCACAGGAATGTTGAACGAAGTTAGTGGGGTAACTACTACTGCTCTCTACGAAACAGTGTCAAGTTTCTCAACACCTTCTTCTGGCGTAAATTTAGGTCATGAATCAGAAGATTTTAAAAAGAATTTTATTTATTACATAGGAACAAGAGATGAATTTTAATTACATTTTATCAACTGGAGACTCTACTATTTCAGGAAGTTCTTATAGTATTCTTGAAACAAATCAACTAGCATTCAAGCAAAATGAGTATTCTTCAATAAAATATTACATGTTGGAGGAAGATGGTAGAGCTAAGGACAACTCTTTTCATTTTGACTCTTCTATTATTGAAAGTGGATTTTCTTCTTTGGTTTCATTAAATTCTCAAACTTTGGTGGAGGGAAATTTTGAAGTATCTACTGGTAGAAATCAATATTACTATACAATTACTGATAGTGGTAATTATACGATAGATATAGAAAATTCAGATAATAAATTTATTTTTGACTCACTTATACCAATTGATGATGATTCTGTTATATATTACGAAGGTAGAGATTATTCAATACCATTTATACAAGAAAAAACTGGAATTGCTATAGGTTCTTGGAGTGATTCTTTAGATGATTTATTGACTTCGGTTGATTCTGTAGACACAACCGCTGACATCGCAGAATTACAGGAGAAGTATTTTTTATTTTTTAATGGACAAAAAATATCAGATTTTTCTGCCGCCACTGACTTGGACGATGCTTCAGGTATTATGTTTGCAATGCCGAGAAAAACAAAAATAAACGATGTCTATGGTTCTGCCGCAGATATTTATGGTAGCGGATTTATTGATAATCAAGTTGATTTTTATTTGAATGGTATGAGGCAAGACCCGCAAGATGCTTTGCAGTTATATACTGGGGTGGGTATGATACAAACGGGCGTTAGTTCTTCTATTTCGATAAAAACAGTTTCTACTGATAACTTTTTAGTGGGAGAAGTGTTAAATTTAGAAAGAAACGATCAAGTCTCTAAAGATGTAACTGTTGAAGAAGCTGAACCGATTCATGGCATAGAGGTTGAAGAAGACATTTTTGAACAGGGTGATACAATTGATACTACTGTGATAGGGGCAGCGTCAAGATCTTTTAGATCAAACAGGAAAAACTTCTTAAAAGTTTCGGACAATAGTCTCCTTTCTATAGGAGATGGATCAAATGACTCTGAGTTTTCTACGTGTTTTTGGGTTAAAATTCCTCAAAATGGAAGGTTTCTTTTTCAAAAGGGTGGATTCGGTAAAGAAGAGTACGTACTACAAGTATACGCAGATTATATTTCGTTCGAAATATATGATCAATCAGGATTCCAATCAAGGATACAGGCAAAAACTTTAGAAGGTATTGACTACAATATATGGAATCATATTTCAATTACTTATGATGGAACAGCAAGTCAAAATGGAATTGACATTTACGTAAATGGAATTAGTTACCAATGTGATAAATTTGAAAAAGGATCGTATTCTAGTTCGAACGACTTAGATGGAGAACTTTATATTGGATCATATTATCCATATACTTCAATGCTAACACGTTATTCTGACTGTAAAGTAGCTGACTTTAGATTTTATGATTATCAATTAACTTCTGCTAACATAACTGATTTGTCAGACTATAGTAGCACTACTAATCCAACTACTGGTCCCATTTTATGGTTGTTCAGAAACGAGGATAGTTTAGATGATTATAGCGGCAACGAATTAGACGCAACTGAAGGTAACTCTAATTATAGCACGTTTTTCTCAACTGACGGTCCTTTTGTTACTTTTTCCATCAAAACTGATCTTTATGAATGGTGGCAAAATGCAGATTCTGCGGGAAAACATGCTTCTATTAATATAGGGACAGCTGAGTCTACTATTAGTGGACCTAATAGTTTGAATGCATGGCATCAAACTGCTAGCGGTTCTACTACTTATACTCCAGCAAGTCTTCCCGTTGAACCCAAAACCTTTGCGGCCATTTGGAGAATGGATGACGGAGCAGATTTGGATTCTATATTTGGAGAGATTTTAACTACAGAGGGTGGTAAGACTAGTTTTGAATTAGATACAATTGGCTCTAATGATACAATATTGTGGAAACATAATGGATCATCTCCTTTAGATAGGAGATTTTCTGAATTAGGGATAAATCTTGATGAATGGAATAGCATGGTTTATACTATTTATGATTCTGGACAAATAAAATTATGGATAAATGGGGAAAATGTTCCTTATAATTATTATGAAGAAGGCGTACTATCTCAAAATGTGGGTTCTTTTATAAAATTAGGAGAAGATGCTTCTTTTGCTGTATGCATTATTTCTAGAAGAGAATGGAGTCAGACAGACGTAAATTCATTTCATAATAATGGAAACTTTGTAAAATACGAAGATTTTTAATATCAGTGTAATTAAATATAGATAATATTAATATGCCAAGCCTCAACGAAGAAAGAAAAGCTATAACTGGTTTAGAACTTAACTTTTCTAGTTCTGGTAGTAGTCATTCTGCCACAATTACAACAGTTTTAAATGCTAAAGATTTATCAGACAATGAATCTGAATTAGGTTCTTTGATAGGACATGGCGCAGGAAGAACAACTTTTTCGAATCCAACAATTGGCAAGCTACTGCAAAATTTTATTGAAGTAGAAAGAACTGTAAGTCAGGACGGTGATAAAAAATCTATATCTATAAAATATGAAGATATTACTTCTTTAAAATTAAAGTCTCATTGCTTTGTTGTTAGGGGTAGAGATTCGCACCCCCAAGATAAAGGATTTTCTGCTGGATTAAACGCTGCCTCTTCTCGTTTTACAAGGAGAAACTTGGATAATAGTGGGAATAACCTAACTAACTTAGGTTCTTCTAACCCAATTAATCAAATAAATTCTAGTGGAGCTGGAGAATATGCCTTCATGCCATACTTTAGTGAGCTGCCAAATTCACCAATAACAAATCCAGATCAAAAATTTCCTTTACGTCAACCAAGGAAAACTGGAGCGGCAATTATTATTGGGAATGTTTATAATGAGGAAAGTTCTGTAACTTCAGATGGAGATAAAACTTCTCTAGTTTATCAAGATGGAGAATTGATAGAAGAGTTCAGCTATAATGAAGAAAAGATATCTTTACATTACAAAAAAAATCCAGATTTGGCAAGCTATAATATAAAAGTTGGATATACGTTATCTGAAGCTAAAAAAGGTTTTGCTTCAGCTGGAATAGCTATTGTCGGTTTACCAGAGTCTAGTGGAAATAAAGTTTTGTTTGATGTTTCTGGTAGTTTAGATTCTGTTTTATCAGCTATTGCCTCCAAATACGGATACTACTGGTTTGTTGATCCATTTCAAGCAGGAGTTATACGATTTGTTAATTCGTCTGCTGCTTCTCAGTTAATTGTCACAAACCCGTTGGAGCAATCTGGTTCAATACAATCAAAATATTTGAATGCTTCTTTTACGGAGAATTTTCTTACTCCTAAAATAGTAAATGCGTTCAGTTCTACGATTGAAAAACAAAAACAAACTTTTGAGTTTGGAGATGGACAGAGGTATACTAGGTTTGAGAGATTTGATCCTTCTAAAATCCTTTCTCAAACAAAGATAGACTCAAGTATATTTGAAGCGTTTTATGGATTATTCTTATCTGGACAATTAACGTCATCAGACATTTTTGATGTAATCGCTATCGTAATTACACAAAAATTAAAAGACAAAATAAAATGGGGTGAAAGTTGGGAGGATTCAAGTGTTATAAAAGAACAAGAACTTCTTAGTTTTAAGGAGGTGGCCCCTGCAACTCAAGATAGAAAGAACATGAAAAAAAGCCTTAAAGAATCTGGATCTGCTTTAAATCTTGAGGACGCGAAGTATATACTATTAAAAAAGAGACTAAAAAAAGTTAATAGACCTTCAGGTTTGGAATTAAATGGAATTGTACAAGATGCAATGTCTGTTTTGTTCAATTCTATTTATACCAGCAAAAGAATTGGTCGTTTCAAAGCTAAAAGAATGCAATGGGGAAGTTCTCCAATGAATATATCTGGACCCCATATTCTCACAACGGGAAAAGTTGCAAAAATTAAAGAAGTGGATCAACTTCAATCTTTAGATAATCTTTTACAAAGAATGGGTAAACCAGATTTGCTATTGAATGAATTATTTGATGAGACTGGCAATGGTGAGTATGGTTTTGTTGGCACAGTAACAGGTAATCAAAAACAAATGTCGGACGCTGAGAAATCGGACATTGATTATTCAAAAATAAGTTCAGATAATTATGCTTTTATTCAAAACACAACAAGTCAAAAGATGTTTCTAGCGATCAAAGAAGACTTAATAGATGAAATTTCAAGACTTGTTTCAGCTTCTATAAGAATATTTAAAGAAGCTTTAGAGGCAAAATCCGAAAGCACTATAAAAAGCATGAAAGCTTACTATACTAGATCAAAAAAACCAACTGACGAACCAGAAACTGAAGAGACGAAAAAAGAAGAAGAGGCAAGAACAAACAGAATAGCGGGGCTTACTGCTATTCAGCAAAGCTTAGATGAGGTAGGAGAAAGATTCGATATTAAGTATTTTAGCTTGAAAACTAATGGAGCTAGTGGTGACCCTACATCACCAGTAAACCTTGATGTCAAAAATGGGAAAATATCTGACATATTAGCCCTTGAAAATTCAAACTCTTATTCAAGACAACCAAGGAGTTCTCAAAGTTCAAGTAGGACTATAGTAGGACTAAGCTTGCCGACATCTTTTAAAATTACTTTATCGTCAGTTTCGGTAAGTCTAAGTGGCTCTGGAGTAACTACAACGATTAATGAGTCAACGAAAAATCTACTACCATTAGATGACTCTTTAATTATAGACTCTAACTCTAAAGCTACGGTAAGTAAGAATTTCTATGGAAGACTTAAAGCTAATCAGAAGAACTTCTTAGGACTGTAATTTCTTTAAAGCAGCTCTGATTTTACGAGCCTCTTTTGCTGGGATGTCTGAGAAATCATTCCAGTCCTTAGCATCTGGATTTTTATATTTTTCTTCAGTCCACAGCTTTCTTAAAAGAACTTTGAAGTCTTCAAAAGATTCTCCATTCATTTCATCAA